CGGACTGGATAAATTCATTTTGAGTGCCTATTGTTTCCGATAATTCACCGAGCTTTTTTTCAAGCTCTGAAACTTTAGAAGCAGTTTCGTCTTTAGGTTGTTCAGTAACTTCTTTAGTTTTTTCATCTTTTTTTGGTTCATCAGTTTTAACGACCATTTATCTCACCCCCAATTATAGCGGAACGCAGGGTTGCGTATGCCCGCAACTAACATTATAACTTATACTACCAATTATTTCCTTTTTTTGTGCCAACTTTTACTGCCTTTTTTCTTTTTGTTCAAACTTGCATAGAACACGGATTTACCTTTTTTGGCACCATACTGTTTCTTCATACTTCTCATTACTTTTTTACCTGACTTTGTAAGAGGCATTACTCACCACCCCCTTCTGGTGTTGACTCTCCTTTCCCACCCTTTCTCACTCTTTTAACTTTGGCGTATTTCCTCCGATTTCCTGACCATTTTGTACCTCTTGCTAATTCAGTCGGAACGGAAAAATGCACCTTTTTATTGTGAATCAGTTTAGTAAACATTGATATATTATAACTCTATTGGATAACCGAATAATTCAAAATCCCTTTTAAAGTATTTGTTTACAATCGGTATTACTTCCTTCCTGTCGGGCAAATCTCCCAAATGAGGTTTAATATGGGGAAGAAGCGTTTTATCTATTCCGATACGTTTACAAATCTCCTTGAACGAATTGTCTATATCCTCAAATCTGCCTACATAATCTACAGCCAATCTACCCTTAATATAGAGGAAATCTTCCTGCGTCTTGAAATTTGGGTGTTCATCAAAATCCTCTGGTTTAATTCCAAAGAATCTGCACATGGAACGGAATCTCTCGTAAGGGTTCCTGACAATAGAGAACTTAAAGCGTTCATTAAAATCAGGTAACTCCTTACTCCATTGTTCTGCGGTTTTATGTGGTGGAAACTCCCTTAAATCAAGAGCTTGACAAATTGAGGATGAAGCGGTCTTTGGGATTCTACAAAACAAAAAATCAATCATTTCTTTTTATTTTCCAGTTTTTCATGCCTTCGGCCAGATTCATCAACCAACCTTATAAGTGATTTGATTCCGAGGGCCTGTCCTGCAAACTCGGCATGGCGTACAGCGAGATAGTTTGGATTAGTTTCAATGAGTTTAAACGAGGCTTTTCTGAGGTTCTGGATATATCTTCCCGCCATTCTTTTGACTATCACCCATTCAACCGAATCCTTTAATTTAGAAAGAACCTCAAGTTCCTCCAATGAAGTACGTACCTTCTCGGGCTTATCTAATATCTTTTTCATATAATCTAGCTAATATTTGAATGCTCGTACCATTGCAACTGAATATTTATCAAATTAGATGCGGAAGATGAAGTAATTATAAATAAGTATTTTTTATTTTGTCCAAGAATTATTTCATTGCTTCTTTCGGCAGTAAGTCCAACTCTTGATTGACCAGTAGTATTTCCGCTTTTCATTGTCCAAATCAAAGTTCCATTTGTAGTTCCACCACTTGTGTCTTTGTGAACAATCACAGTTGCATCGGTTGTACTATTTCTATCACTATTAAACACCTTCTGAACCGTTGTTCCAACTCTGTTGGAATTCTCGTATAAATCTACCTGAGTTATAAGTGAACCTGTTGCTGCAAAAACCAAATGTGCCCACTTGGTTGTATTTGGTGTTGTAAGAAGGTAATTCTGAGTAGCCGCAGCATTTAATGAAGTTGAATCGTTGTAATAAAAGTGAGAACCATTATGAATCTCGTGATGTTCATATTCAATCATTTCGATTGCATTTGTCGCTTTATCAAGTCTTAACGGCTGATAAGTTGAATCGGAACTTCTATATCCGGCAATACCCTGATAACCGCCATATCCTTTTGTAGGCATAACCCTCTCACCGCTTACCGAAGGGAATTCGGTTATACTGTTTCCTTTGTCATCGTGAATTACACTCATAATTCGTAAATCAATTTAAGTTTAAACATCTCATCTTTTGAAGCATTTTCAATCATAATAGTCTTAATTCCAGGGAATAAAATAGTTTCGTGTGCATTTCCAACAAGAGGACCAACCACACTCCTTTCGGTAAAGATAACCATGTTTCCTTCGTCACGTATCACTATATTATATATAGTATAAGGAGAAAGAGGTTCAACCAAGACCTGACGAAGAGTTCCATAAATATCACAAGTGCCCATCCACCTACCGCCTACTGTTTCGACAACTTTATCTGGAATATACTTTCTAACATCTTGTGCCATATTTAAGTTACACCTGGAACTTGTGCTCCAACTGCTCTACCCATTGTAGCTGATGCTTCGCTTTGTTGCACTCCCTGTTGGGTTGTGGTTGGACCTGCTGGAGTTGCACCTATCGGCATTCCACCCTGACCGCCCATTTGAGCCATTATTTCTTTTGGATTGGCCTGAGCTCTTGCCTGTTGTGCTTTTTCTTCCCAAAGAATATGTCGGCTGAATATCTGGGCAATTTGGTCATTCATACCCTCTTTAAAGGTCGGAGAACTCATAAAGGCTAAATGAATGTTCGTATGGCCTCTTGTAGCACCTGGAGTACCCTCTATTTGTGCTCCCTGCATCATCTGTTCATTTTCCCTGTTTGCCATCTCGTAAAGCGTTGCCTCATCAACTGTTTGCTCTTTTGCAACCTCGGTTTCTGCTCTGAAGTCCTCTGGGTCATAATCCATGGTTTCCGCAAAAGAATCTCCCATTTTGCCTGGGTCCCAGTAACCAGTTTGAATATTGAGTTGAGTAAGCGGATGTTGCATGAATTCTGCGATCCTTTGCTGTTGCAGAGGCTTTGAGATCGGAAAAGTCGGTTCTCCGCTTAATTTAAGGTCATAACTGCCGTATTGAGGAACAATCATCTCTGGAGATACAATAAAGAAGTAATCCCCTTTCTTTTTGTTCTCAATAAGGTCTCCGGTATTCTTTTCAATGGATAGTTCGGCATTTGACGTTCTAATTTGCCTGTATTGGGCCATTTTCTTTTCTCCAACGATATTTACCACTTTTGGGGTTGAATAGAACTGAACAATGTTCGGAATCCTCAGTCTTGCGATATTTGTAAGTAACTCACGTGATAAAAGCCATATTTTCATGCGGAGAGCTTTCATAGTTGATTCTTTAAAGATTGCAGCCTCGGTTGCTGTTGAAGTTGGTCTTGGAGACTCCATTCCCGTTACTTCCCTCGCATCAGCCTTTAAAAGTTCCTCTTCCCGATAAGCGGAAGGGTTTAAATCCCGATATTCAAGCGGTTTTATGCTATTTATCGGATCATCTACGAATAAAAAGCGACTTGGTGCGATTATTCCCTCGTCTTCATCCAAAGTCTCCCTGTTTGACACCAAAAACATCTTCCAGATGTCCATGTGTTGCCTGTCTATCCTCATCCGTCTTATTGTGGTCAATTCATCCTGTAAAGACTCCATAAGTTCAGGTTCACCCTTGGCGTAAAAGCCTCTCAACCTCGGAACATCACTCCCCTCGGCAAAAGGAAGCTGTTTGTGATTGTAAGGATTGGGTCCATCACGGATAACCACGTCATTTGCAACAATTATGAGCTTATCCGGTCTTCTTCCCCAATACCAAAGCACTTCCACCTGGTTTTCCTTGTCAATTCCTGTCGGTGGCTGGTAAAATTGCCAGTAATTAAGGTCTCCTCCTGGCTTAACCAGCTTTGCAACACCAAATTCATCGTATCTGCTATCTATAAAGTATTCTTGGAAGGTATCGTAGTTCATTATGTAGCGTCTTATGCAGTCATTTGCCTTGTAACGGCCCATATTTATCGTTCTTGCCGCCTCATCAATGAAGAATTCCTGTAAAGGCACGGTTTCCCCGTAAACATCGTCAAAATCAAACACCTCTTTCTCGACATAATCCTCCTCAAATGTCTTTGGATTGTACTTTTTAAGCACTCTGACCTGTCTTTTGTCCTGCCAGTAGTCATCCTGCCAGATGGTTTTGCCTAAAACAAGGTTTTGTTTAAGTCCTGCGTAAAGTTGAAGGTCTCCATCGCCAATTTCCCAAGTATAATCCTTGACATAATTGATTATTTTAGCCCTGACTACATCTTCTGGCCCTCTTGCGATTGCTTTAGGCTGTAAAGTCTGGTCAACAATCTCTGCAAGTTCTTTTTCAACTATCGTTGTAGTAAAAGGAGGAACAATGTTTGATTGCCAGTCATCGGCACTTCTGTCAGGTCTCCAAGCATCATACTGGCGTTCCCAACGATCCCATCGGCTCTCAACATCTTGCCTACCGTTTCTCATCTCGGTATACCTTTTGTAAACGGCCTTTCTGTCGTCTTGAATCTTATCAGGAGGTTTGTATAAATTGTTTAGCTTTGCCCTATTGTTATCCCTAAAGTTAATCATATTCTGCTTTTATTATAACTCATATGCCTATTTTTGTAAGTTTTTATGCAGGATAAATGCTTCTATGGATCGTTGACCTCTCCTCATGCTTCTTGGGTGGAAAAGCAAGCTCTAATTGGGAAGCAAGTCCATCGATGAGGTCGTCATTCTTACCCTTTGGAAACCTCAATAACTCATCCTCTAAAAATTGAACATTGGGCTGGAGTACGCCATCGGGGTGGAAGATACTTCCCATCTCATACCTTGGTTGGAGTCCTCTGATTCTCTCATCCTTGCTTCTTTCGGTGTGCCCAAGTTCTACCAAAGGTATCATCTTGTTGCGTCTTTTCATCTCATCATACAAGAAGTATTGCAGGGCTTTCTGGTAAGCCACAGTCTCGATTCCAACACTTACCGGCTTCCACTTCTCGTTCCAAAAGAACATCTGGTCAATCAAGGTTTTGGGCAAACACCTATCCCTCCAGATGTCTAAAACATACCAGTCGTTGTTCTTGTCCACTCCCACGCAAATCATGGCTGAATAATCTGCCGTCTGCTTCTCGGAAATTGCAGGGTCTACGGTAACAAACTTTTTCAACTCAATTCCTTTAAGGTCGGTTTCTTCGTATCTTCTGAACGGTCCTTTAAACACTTGGTCTTCGGTAGGTATCGGGTCAAGCATATACTGGGCCGAGAAGTGGGCATTCCCTTGCTGACGCTTGTTCCCTGCAAGAACATCCCAGCCAAGTATCTTCGGAAATAGAAGTTCTCCCGTTCCCCATTCTCCCGTGTAGGCTGGCATCCTTAAAATAGCAAAGTCTCCGGCAATCTCTGGAGTCTCCTGAATCCAGGCGTAAAGGTCATCCCAGTGCCAAGTAGTTCCAATAATGATAACCTTCTTGTGGCCGTCTCTGGCATCAATCAAATCAAGAACTCCCCTGTAATAGTCTTTAACCTTGTCTATCTGCTCTTTGGTTCCGACATTGGTATCGTTCACCAAGTCATCCAGGATAGCGATATTAAAATGGCTTCCAACAACATTCGCACCAACTCCCTGTGCCCACACGGTAGGTTCTTTCTGCTCGTAGGACTTCTCTCTTGAAACGAATATTTTGTCTTCTCTCCATTGATCCGCGGCAAAAGACAAATCCCCGAATATCTTTTTAAGTTCTTCATTTCTGGAGATATGGTTTTTAATCTGTCCTAAAAATTGACAAGCCATGGGGTAGGTTGCATTGGCAATAAGGATTCTGTCATTGGGGTCGTTTACTATTCTATATAGGGAGTATCCCACGGTAACGATGGAAGACTTGAACGTGCCACGGGGTAATAATAATAGTATCTTTTTTTTATTTACGTTCTCAGTGATAAAGTCGCAAACCTTCCGGTGGAGAGCTTCGTAAATATCCGGCCACTTCAAAACATCCCTGTTAAACTCGTAATAGTGAGAAGAATAATACTGCTTCT